GAAAAATTACCTTTCAGTGTCTTTAAAATAGGTAATAAAAAGCTACCGTTTTTAACTTTCTCAACCTTGCCGATTGTCAATTGTCCCGGTGCTTTGGAGTGCTTAACTTATTGCTATTCTGTGAAAGCTTGGAGATACCCGGCTGCTTTTTTTGGGCAGGTGCAAAATACTTTAATTATGCAAGAAAGCTTTCATATTATACGGAATGAGTTAAAAAGGATATTATCGACACCTAAATTTAAATATCAAAAAGATATTGATTTTAGATTATATGTTGACGGTGACTTTAAAAACATTACAGATCTTCAAAATTGGTTAAACTTAATCAGAGAAAACCCAACTTTGAAAGCTTATGGATATTCTAAAAGCTTACATTTATTTACTCAACTAAATGACTTTAGATTTGACTTTCCAAAGAACTATATTTTGAATTTATCCAACGGTGGTAAGTTTGAGATGTTAAAACCTGCTCTGGAAAAATTACACTTTGTCAGAGGTAAATTTACGGCCGTTAGAGGTACGATCTCTGAGATTAGAAAACAATTTAAAAAGAAGATCTTTATTTGTCCGGGCGAGTGTGGTTCATGTACCTCTATTGGTCACGCCTGTGGTAACAATACCATATTTAAAAATATGGAGATAGTTATACCAATTCATTAGATCTTATAAAAGATAGTTTGCTAGTACCTATTATAAAAACTAGCGAAACATTAATAAAAAAAAGGAATGTAATAAAATGGAATCAATAACAAATAAATATCTAAAGAGTTTATTTAATTCAATAGGTAGTGATTTAAAGCTATTAATTAAAAAAGCTGAAAATAGACCTTATACCACTCAAAATAATTACGGGGCCTATATGGATCTATTAACTATGTTAAAACCTCAACTAGGTCTAGATAACGCCGTAAAATTATTAATTTTGGCAGGGGGTAATAAGTCAGGAATAAAACAAGCTAAACAAATATTAAAATAAAGGGAATAGGTAATGAAAAATCACTTAGCTAATGAAAACAAATACGGTTATATCGAAATTAAAGAAGGAAATAAAATTGTTAAATTATTGCAATATGAATCGGATATAAAATGGTTTTATGAGCAATTAAATAAAGATGAATTTTATATGATAAACAATGGTTTTGAAATAAATATTACTAATAATGAATTGCTAGAAATTTTAGATAATTAATAAAACAAAATAGGTAGGTAAATAATGAAACAAAAAGTATTAATTGAAAGTAATATATATTACTTAATTGCTTGTAAATGTAATTGTGGGATTGAGATGTTGAACGAGGATGAATTATTTATATATAAACAGAAGTGCGAAGATTGTTATTATAAAAAGGAAAAGTGCAATGAGAAATAAATTACCTAATTTTGAACTAGATATAAAGTTCCTGTTGTTGCGTGAGCAGATGAATGACAAGACTATGAACGAGAAACAAAAAGCAGTATTAAAAAAACATCATAAAAAAATGGAACAAATCAGTAAAACGGAAGTATAATAAGTAAGAAAATAAAACGGAGTGTTAAAATGAATAAAGAACAAACTCTTAAAAAAAAACAAAAACAATTATTAAGTAGTTGTGATATATGCAAAAAAAATGGATCATTTAATGCTAGTGATTTTGAAAAAAACGGATTATATGGTTTCATAGGATTTTCTAGGGATCAATTAAACGAACTTGAACTAAGTCATTTAAATGAAGATTCTATAAGATGCGAACAATGTTTAATGATAAAATAAAAAGGAGTGTAAAAATGGTATCAGATAAAGATATATATAAATTACTAGGTAAAAGAAAAATAAAATCTATCTTACGTAGGTGGGTAGTTGATCAGGTTAATGTTAGTTTAGAAATGAAAAATTCTCATATTTCTTTTGATTCAACTATTGACGGTTACGGATTGCCTAAAAATTATGATGAAGATCATGATTATTTAGTAGATGAATTATTTGAATTTGTAGGTAATAAAATATAGAATTAGTTGAAGGTGGGGACATTAGAAAGACTAACGAACTAACTAAGTTTGGTAATATTATTAACTTTCGACCTCCTCACCTGAAGCTATATAAAAAAGTAGGTAAATAATGAAATGGGTAATTGAACAACTAAATAAAGGTTATGTAAATAACGAAGCTAAGGGACGGAGTCAGCATACCAAACAAACTAGACATTTAAAGTACTGTAAACAGTGTAAATTAGTCTTTCAAAAAGATACGATGTATAAAGTACAACTATATTATGAACATATGCCAACGTACAAACTGCCTAGGGAAACGTGTAAAAAATGCAAGGGGAAAAAATGATATTATTTTTATTATCTCAGTTAGGAAACAAGATACAGAGTATCTACTCATTAACAGAAGGTGTAAACGAGGATATGAGTAAAAAAGAATTGATCAGTATTATTAACGATATTTCAGGAGACGTAGAAAATCTCAGGGAGGATCTAGCATATATTATGCGAAAGAAGAAGTATTTTAGAAGTGTCTAATTTAAAAATAGCTAAAGAGATCATAAGTCAATATGGCTTAGAAAGTAAAGTAACTTACACAAATAAATGTAACTTAGGCAGGTATGTACCTGAAACAGATACTATTTACATTTCTAGAAATTATACTAGTTTTGATGAATTATTAATGACAATAGTACACGAAATAAAACACGCATTAGACTGCTTAAAACTAGGAAGGCGTAAGTACATTAAGAAATACAATCAGGCGAGTAATTTGGCTATAAATCAAGGCTTAGACCCCTATGTTTATAACAAGTGGGAGATCAAGGCAGAGAGGTACGCAGAAAATAATTATAAAAAGTGGGAACATTTAATAAAACAGAGTGTATAACAATAAACAAAACGAATGGAGTGAAGTAATGAATATATTATATAAAATGGTTGATCCTGATAACATCTTTGGATTTAACTACATACTAGAAAATAAAGATTATTACATAGATATATCTTGTGAGAATTATGAGAATAGTGACTGGATAAGGAATATTTACGTCAATGAAAAAACGCATCCTGAGGATGATGATATGATAGAAAGACAGATTGTACTTGGTGAAAGTTATGAAGTTGTTATGGTAACGAATAAAGATATAAAACTAATAAAAAACTGTAGGATTTCTTATTATAGTGAAAATTAATTTGGAACTTTTTAAAAAGCTATGCGTATAATAAGAAACGAAGCGAATAAAAAAAGGAGTAGTGAAGTGAATAATAAAAGAGTGGCATATGAATGGAGTGTATTAAGCTATGTTGGAGGTATTGAAAATAGTTATGATGCTGATCCTGTATTTAGTGATGATTTAAAAAGCCTTGGCTTAGAGACCCTAAATAGATTTGTAAAATCTAAGACATTTACAGGAGCAAAGTTAATTAGCAAAGATTCAGATAATAACAATGATGTATATGGAGATTTAGAAATTAAGATCTGGAAGTTTATAAATGATGAATGGGATTTTGATTATGCTAGGGTAGATGACAATGGGACAATACAAAAATCTACTTGGTATAATTGGAAAGTCCCTAATAAGTATCAAGTTGAGTTAAACCAATGTATAAAAAGGAGTTGAGCAATGACAACAGATAGAGATATGATGTTAGATGAACTAGCAGATGACGTGTTCCCTGATCTAATTGATTTGATATATGATAGGAATTTCTACGATGAATACATAAAGAAAGCTATTGAGGAGGAGATGATCCACGCATACGATATTACTTACAGAGATGCGAAAGATCTTTCCTATTCTTTTAGACATAAGTTAATGAGTATAATAAGTAAGGGGGTGAAAGATGTTTAGTCCTTGTTGTCAGTCAGTTGCCTATGATGATTACATTACAGAAGATGGTTGGGGTAGGTGTCTAGAATGTATGGAGCCTGTTGAGTATCCTATAGAGCATACTCACCAAGAGTATTGGGATTGTGAGTGTGAACAGAACTACATTCACAGTAAATATCACAAGACTTCCTGTGATATATGCGACACCAATATGGAAGATCAACCAGATTCAATGAGAAGTGAGGTTGCTAAATGTTAAGTGCAATATTATTTTTTGTTGTAGGTATTATGATTTTAGTTTACTATAAAGCAAAGGAGACAAGATGAAGTCTGAAAAATATAAAGAGTTTAGAGAAGCATTTATTAAGAGAACATTTGACTTAAGTGATGCAAAAAGAATTGAATATACAGAAGGGAATCAGGACATAGATGTTCATACTAATTTTAAAAGAATTGGAAACGAGTTAGGTCTTAGTCCTGTTAAGGTGTTAGCCGTCTATCTGGTAAAACATATCAAGTCTTTACTCACCTTTTTTAAGTTAGGTAGAACCTTTAGCAATGAAACTTTAGAGTCTAGGGTTTCTGATATTGTTAATTACCTGATACTGCTTTTATCTTACCTACATCACGAAGAGGTAAAAGATCGTGACGATAGACCTGAGAAAAGATCACAAGGATAAGGAAACAAGGAAATGATTATGTATTATATTATAGAAGTTTTACAGACCCAAGCATTTGATACGATTATACAAACTATAATGTGGGCATCCTTATGGGTGTTTGTTATTATCAGGTTGGATAGAATAGAAAAGAAGTTGTAGTGGGTCAGGTAAAGATTATAAAAGAAACCAAACAGGGGAAACAAGAAATGATTATCGTAACTATTTCAGACTGGATTATAAAGTTTATTGCATTTGCATTTGGTATGTTGGAACTAGCATTTGCTATGTTTTTATTTGTGTTTAGTTTTACATTATTTTGCTTTATTATGTACACGATTGTGGATTACTTTACATCATGAAATGTTGGCATTGCAATACAGAATTAATATGGGGTGGAGACTTTACTTATGAAGACTATGGTCTTGAGGACGAAGGTATCGTAAGTAACCTATCTTGCCCAAATGATTTATGCGAAGCCTATGTAGAAGTGTACTTAAAGCTTAAAGATGATGATGAAGAAGATAATAGCGAAGAGAATTGATTACGTTGAGTGCAAACACTGTAAAACAAATACAGACTGCTCTCTTATAGATATGGATCGATCTGTGTGTTACGACTGTATTGTACGAATGAGATTCCGTAGAGAAATAGAGAAAGAACAAGAGGAATATCCTACGATAAGTAAAAAGGATTTTATAGATCTGTTAATGATTTTACGAGAAGGTCAAGATCCTTGTTAATAATTTACTATGAATTCTAATACTATTTTTTTATATTTAAGGAATCGAAATTACATATTCAGGAGTGATTATGAAGGTGTGTTCTACTTGCAAAGAAAGTAAACCTAAAAGAGACTTTTATGTAAATAGGGCTAAGAAAGATGGTCGTCAGTATTTCTGTAAAAAATGTCAAAACGATTATCATAACAACAAGTGGTATAAGAAAAAAAAAGTAGAAAGAGTTCAACAGGTAAAGGAATATAAGTTACACAAAAAAAGAGTTAATTACAGAAAAGTTATTAAAGATTATTTTTCTAAAGGATGTATTGACTGTGGGGAGATGGATATTAGAGTGTTAGAGTTTGATCACGTTAGGGGTGTTAAAAAACGATTTAAACATAGAAGAGGAGAGGGCGTGTCTTTTTTATTGATGAATGGATATAATTGGGAAACTATCAAGAAGGAAATAGATAAATGCGAAGTCAGGTGTTGTAATTGTCACAAGTTAAGAACCTACGAGCAATTTAATTATCTGAGAGACATGAGAGATATTACAGAAGAATATTTTAATAAATTGGAACAAATTAAAAAGTAGTGCGTATAATACTTATAACCAATAACAAAGGAAAGCAATGTACACAGCATTAAAAGAATTAATTACGTTACTTGAAAGAGACGTTGAATACGCAAAGGATGACTTTCATCAAGATCAAGGGGAGTATTATCATCTTGGTAGAGTAGAGGGTCTAACAAAGGCTCTTAATTATGTGCTTAAAGCTCAGGCTAAGGAATTAACTGAGTTGGATAAATGGGCACAATCATATAACAAATAGAAAGGATAAAACATGAACATAGAACTAGGGAAGATGCAAGATATTAGTATACACGATGTAAAAGATATGTCTTTTGACAGAGTCAGTACATCTACTTCAGATTACGTTAAGGATAAATACTTTACGACTATATCAATTAAAACCCACGACAATCAAACGATTGACATTACATTGTGGGCTGACGATAAGAACGTATTGCATCAAATAACTAAATAAGTAATTAAGGGCGAGGTTATGAACTGGTTTGTTATATTCCTATTCTTCCAGTTCAACCACAACTACACTCACTCCGCATCCTCGCCCTTAAACTTTTAAAGGAAACCCCCTATGAATATTGAAAAAATTTACCACGATTGGCTTAGAAAGAAGAATTCTTTACATTTTAAGAATCGGTATCAAGGGCACGAACAATGGTTTCACGGATCTAGTGCTGGAATGTGTATGAGAAAGCATTACTTTCAACACGTTGCAGATGTACCCCCTAAAGAAATCAATGATGATACCCTAAGATTATTTAGGTTAGGTGACTTAGTACATGGAGACATTCAAGATGCAGTTACTGAGTACGCTATTTTAAATGGAGCTCAAGTCCTTATTGAAACAGAAATAAGAATACCTGAAGTAAATGTGCGAGGTTTTTTAGATATGCTAATTATAGAAGACGGAGCATTGATCGATATTAAGACTTGCAATGCTTGGAAATGGAAAGGTTTATTTGGCCGCAATCCTGATCCTAACCCAGCCACTAATTATTATTTACAACTAGGAACTTATGGTTGGTGGTATGAAAAAGAATCTGGGAACAAATTAAAGAAATTAGCGTTACTATATTACAACAAAGATAATTCTAGGATGCGAGAGAAGGTCATTCCTGTATCTTACATAGATAAAGCAAAAGAGTATTGGCGTAATGTTAACAAGGTTTTTGAAAAAGGAAATCCACCTATAGAACTTGGAGTAGCTCCTGTATATAAGTGGGAGTGCAATGAGAAGTATTGCAACTTCTATAAGATATGTGGTGGAGGATTAAAAGAAAAAGGAGTCGATTTATGAGCGACAAACAACCCAATTGGGATAAGATAACAGAGGGAAAGATTAGACACGGATTTGCCGTAGAAGCTTTCTCTAAAGGTAAATCACTAGACAGTGCTACTATGAAAGAAATAGATCGTTGGGTTTATTTTGTTGTGCACGGCTATGATGGTATTAAGAAGATAGTGAACAAAGATAAGAAGCTATCACCTGAAGAGTTTAAAGATGCTGTCATTGAGAAGTTTGATGGTGAAGTGATTAAGCAAACAGATGATGAGTACATAGCAGAACAGATTGAAAAGAATATTGTGGGCCTAAAGAAACAGGATCAGAATAAAATAAAGTACCAACTAAAGAATGGAACTATTACTCTTGACAATCTAGAAGCGTGTCTTAAAAAGATAGAGGTTATGCAAAACGCTTAAGATGGATGACTTTGGAGATGCTTATTACCCTTTTGACGATGAATCAGATCGTAAGTCTTTACCTAAGGGTAGGTATACAGCTACTATTATTAATCTTGAGATCTCTAAAGATGTTAGGTTTGGTAGCTACATTGCCGATGTATTTAAACCAGAGTACTTAATAGATGTTACAGAACACCCTGCTTATGAAGACGTTATTGTAAAGGATGATGGTATCTTTAGGTATAAAGAAGTAGAAGGTATGAAATACGAACATAAGAAAAACTGGGGATTTGCGAAGTTTATATCTATGATGAAGATAGGTAAGAGGGGTAATCAATTGCCCTTCTTATCTTTATCTAGCATAAGAAAATCAAGAGTGCTGATCGATGTCTTTATTAAAAAGTTTTATAACGACTTAGACTCAGAAGTAAACTATCCAGTAGCTAGGGCTATTCAATTACTAGAAAAGAAACTGGATACTCCTTTCTAATGAAGTTAGATATTAACACTGAGAAAGGACAATCCTCATTGAGATATGAGAAGAAGATGATTGACAGAATTAATCATGCGATTTGTAAAAAACACAAGAACGATTCTATGTTAATAGAGACTGACAAAAGTATGGATGCTAAGATAGATGGTATCATTGTTAAAAATAATGAAGTAGCTGGGGTCTTTGAGTCTAAGTGTAGAAATTTAAGTCTAATGGAATTAAAAAGTTTTGGATCTTGGTTAGTGACTTACGATAAAATATCAGACGGTAAGACATTATCTACTATGTTAAGAGCTCCTTTTATTGGTTTTTTATATCTGATTAAAGACGACATTATTATGTATTGGAAAATAACTGATAAATATGGGAACTTTTTATTTGATTATGACGTTAAAGAAACAAGGACACAAAGAACAATAAATGGTGGGAGTATTATTAGAAAGAACGCTTTCCTACCTGTTAAATATGGAAACGAATTATTATGAGTAAAGGAATTTGCACAGCAACAATTAAGATGAATACAAAAGAAGTATTAAAGTGTATTAATGCTTTAAGTTATTTTTCTGAAAGATATGTAAACGAAATGACTAAAGAGTCGTTAGCTGGATATAAAAAATTATTAAAAGATTATAAAGATATATATGATTCTATGATAACAAAAGAAGATCAAGGAGTTGAAAATGTGTAGATCAGAATGTTGTGGAGCAAAATCCGATGAGGATTATAAGATTTGCTCGAAATGTCTTGAGCATTGCGATATATGGTATGAAGAAGACGATGAATAAGAAATATTGTAGAGAGGGTATGAGAGATAAGATAGAGTATAAGTATCAATGTACGACTTGTGACTTTCATCACGTTTCAGATAGTAAGACACTTTATATGCATTGTCCAAGATGTAGAATAAAATACGTTAAATCAAAAATGAGAATATCGATATGAAAAATCCAAAGAATGTAAAAAGAGGTAGGCGAAATAGACAAAGGGGAGCTGAGTTACAAAGACAGTCTGTTCGTATGGCAAAGGACTTTGGCTTAGAAGCTTACAACAGAGATCGAGGTGGGGCTCAACACGAAAAGGGCGACATCGAAATAGAAGGGCGTTACTATGGATGCAAAAGAAGAACGAGTATAGCTAAATGGCTTAAGCCTGAAAAACACGAAGATGGTGTTGTAGTTAGGGAAGATAGAGGTAAACCTTATATTGTATTAGATTATGAGTTTTTTATTAACATACTTTCAATTATGAAGGAGCTTAATGATGACAAATCATAAAAAGCTAGGCTTAAGAGAAATCATAAGAGTCTATGAGAAATTAGTACTAGAAGACAAGGTTCATAAATATGGATCTGCTTTTCAAAGATTGATGAAATTAAAAAGAATTTTAAACAACAGAAAAAGATGGGTTAGTCATAAGTATAATTAAATAATCTGTTTAAGAAATCAGATGTTAAATAAATACGTTGGCTCGTAAATAAAATATTTATACTAACCCATTACAAACAAGGAGATCAGAATGGCTGAATACCAGCAAAAAGACCAGAGCTTTAAGCTTTGGAAAAATACCTTCAAGAATGATGGTGACAAAAAACCAGACTATACCGGAAACGGAATGTTTGACGGAACCATGAAAGACGTTGCCCTTTGGATAAACAAAGATAAAAATGGGAAGCGTTACTTGTCAGGAACGGTTAAAGTACAAAAAGGAAAGGACGAGAGCCCTTTTTAAGTAACTTAACGACTCCATATAAAATAGCGGGCCTACGGGCCCGTTATTCTTTAGAATATTTTTAATCAATACTTATATCAAAAAAATAATAATATGCCTGTAAACAGCAATATAGAAGGGTTTTTTTTTCTTAATGTTTGAAATTTGTAGTCACATAGATAAGTTATGTGCTTTTTGTGGTAAATCGTATTATGATCCAGAAAAAGAGATTAATACAGAAGAAATAAAATATTTTTGTGGTGTAGCATCTAGTTTTGATACGAGAGTTTTATCTCTACCTGAGTGTTGGTTAAAAATGAGTAAGTCGCAAAGAAGTACTTATGCTAAAAATAAGAAAGAAGAAATGTTTAGAATTAAAATGAGGAGAAGAAATGGATATAATGGATGAGTTCCCAGATGAAGGCAGACTTAAATTAGTTTATAAATGTCCCGAGGAAGATTGTGGACATACTAGAGTAGTTGACGGATACTATCATATGATCTGCAGGTTACACGGAGATGAGAATCCTTTGATGACTTTAGATGGTAAAGACCGTAATGGGGAGAGTTTTACAAAAGAAGATTACTTACCAGAAGAACAGAGAAGAGAGATCCTTAGAATTATTATGAGTACTTTTACAAAAGAGTTAACAGGTAATAAATATTTTAAAACCTTAGGTGACTTCTGGAAAAAGAATGGCTTTCAGGAATATGCAGATGAGTCATATAGTCATATTAAGGATTAGTTTTTCCAAAACTCTGCGTAATCTTCTAACCTTTCATCGTGCCTAACTAGTCTCTCGTAAGCTTCTTCTCCAATACGCTTACGAAGTATTTCTTTTCTAGATTCAAATACCTCTAGATCTTTACCCGGAGCTATCTTAGATTGTATTAATAGTCTTTTACCTAGGATAGACATTCTACCACTAGACACATCTTTTCCTGATAAATCTAAAGCCTTAAAAAGATGCTTGTCTATTTCTGTAGTGGGTTCCCCAGCTCTCAAAGATGTATAAGCTTTTTTCATATTGACTCTAAAGCTTTTTATTTCCTCGTCAATTTCTCCAGTTCTATAACCACCACCATATTTATTTTGAAATTTCCATCTATAATAAGCTTTAATTGCGTTATCATCCTTTAATGATTCTTCGTTACCAAAACCAATAGCAGTTGACATAGTTCTGACAGCCTTGTTTATAGGAAAATATCTTTTAGCAACTTCTAAGTATCTTTCTTCTGCTTCTAGATATGTATATTTACCTGTACCACTGGCAGCTTTTGTGAGTTCAGTAACTACAGAAACAGGAAAGAAAACGTCCCAAGGGTTTTGAGAAAGTTTACCATTTGAGGTTGATTGCATAATAGATCCAATAACTCCTCCTACGGCTGAATAAGCATAAGACTCTAAAGCAAAGCCCCAAGGGTTCTCCTTAATTTCATTAATCTTTATTCCTACATTATCTGCACCACCATAAACAAAGGCCAACATCAATTGAGTTGTAGCTCCAGAAATAGCAGTCCCTAATATTTCACTAGCCATTAATTGATTCGCAGCAACAATTTTTTTATAATCCCTTTCATTTATACCTTCATTAGTTGCTTTTCCATAAGTCTTAACAGAATTAGCGAGGGATCGTATTTTCATTTGAGAATATTGTTCAAAAGCAGTAAGAGCCTTAAAGTATTTACTGTGCTCTAACCTTGACATTTCTCCTCCTCTTTGAGCACCACCTGTTAAATAAGCAGGGGCTCTTCTGATTAAAGCATCGTAAGCTTCTAAGGGTGCTCTACCCTTAATTATTAAATCAGCAACTTCCCTAGAAAAACCCATTTCCCTAATTAAAAGAGCGTCCTTAACAGAACCTTTTCCTTGTTTAAATTTTTTGACTTTTTCTGAGTATGTAAACCCTGCTAATAACTCTTGAAATTCATTGGCTTGCTTGAAACCAAAACCTCTTCTCATGATTTCAGTAGTTGCTCTTGTAAAAGAACTTACAGGTCTAGCTGGATCGATAGAAAGATTTGCAATGTCAACAGTAATAGCTCCTTGTTTTTCTAACATAGCTTCTATTGCTTTTTTATTGGTTGTTAGATTGAATATATTTCTCATTAGTGGAAGCATACCAGAATGCTTTCTAACATTTCCTAACGGTTCAGATATGTTAGGGAAAACAGATCCTGATAAAGTTGAATTCCTAACAATGCTCATCGCTCCGTTATATGCCCTAGTTATTCTGGAGCCTGTACCAACTGAAAGAACAGGGGCTTCTACTGGAGTACCGCTCAGGGCTCTAATACCTTGATGGAACACTATAGGGTTACCACCCTCTTCTGCTATCTGTTCTTTTAATTGATTTACAATACTCGTTTTATCTATTTCTTGACCAAAAAATTTAGTTACTGCAATCCTACTAGATCCTGTCTCTGCTAGTCTTCTTGCGTACTCAAAGGGTTTATATTCTACGATAGGTACTATCTTTCCGTTACTATCTTTAATGGCGTGAGGAATATCTTTCCATTTACGACTGTGTTCAGCTTGTGTTGTTCTGGTAGGTGTTGATTGGTTTGGACTCACTACCCCTTTAACATTGTCTGACATCTCAGAAAAATAATTAGAAATAGCTTCTTTAGACTGCCCTGTTGCAGTAGCAAAGTCATTAATCATTATTTTAAAGTCTTGATTGTACTTACCTTTGTTTAATAAATCATAAAACTCAGGAGTCATAATTCTAGGAGCTATGTTTCTTCCTATAACCTTAAAAGGTCTTATTGTTCCGTCTGGCCCCTCTTGCATAATATTGTTTTCTTCAAATAAAGAACCTCTTTTTTCAATAACATCTTTTATTTTCTCTGCTATTTCAAGCTCTTTGTTTGACAGTTTAATTTTACCTTCAATACCTAGGTGAAGTCTATTCATTAAAACTTTTTTACCATTCATCTCTACTTCTACAAACCTAGACAGATTCATTGCATCTTTTCCTGAACCACTTATTTTTAAAGCTGGATCAAGAACTCCTGTTATTTCACCGTAAGTTTTCTTTTCTAAGTCTATAGCATTAAACATTTTTTCAGAAGCTTCTATTGAAGTTTTTGTCCCCATAGATCTAACACGACCTACCATATCACTTGCTACCCAATTTAAAGCTCGTGAAGCTGGACTTTGAAATTTTGGAGGTAAGTCATTAGGAGTCGTTGATACTTTAGCGGTCTCCTTAGGAGTATCTTTATCAAGTCTTTGTAAAGCGTTATTGTAAAGCCTATCTATTTCTTGGTTGCTATACCTCTTAGGTTTGGACTTGCTTGAACCAAATAACTGCTTTAACATTTTTGGAGTGGGAATGCCCATAAACGCCATCAACTCTATGCCTTTTACTTTTGCAGTTTCCTGAGTGTCTCTTTTTAATTCTTTAGTTCTTTGAATAGATCTTTTTAATTGATTTACTTCAGTCTCTGTTAACGTCTTATCCTTAAGTCTCATTTCATTTGCTTGTAAAGTAATGTCAAGATTAGACAATTCTTTTTGAAGCTTGAAGCCTTCTAGTTTTTTTTGCCCTTCTAACCCAAAAAGAGATTTTGGATTTCTTCTATTGATCCCTTCTTCATATATTTTTTTAGGTGTAAATAAATTTCTATCTGTTAAATCTTGACGACCTCTTTCATTTTCAACAGTGACTACATTGCTATCTTTACCACGCTTAAAACCTTTAATAGTTCCAGAATACCCAGATTGATTTACATAAATCTTATCACCTACTTTAATATCGTAATCTTTAGCACTCCCTTTATTATCTATCCCAGTTAACTTTTTCTTTTTAACTGTAGGGCCTGTCGGTTTTGTTTTAGGAGTTTTTACGACTTCTGCAGTTTGTATTTCTGATACAGCTTTTCTACCAGCATCTGCTGGGTGCAACGGTACTTCAAGAAGAGGATCTGGTTCAAACTTTCTGTTAAAAAAATCTCTTTCTTGCAAGGTCTTATCAAGTCTTTCTTGTTCTGACCTAGCCCTTCTTTTCATCTGGAGCTGTACTTCTTTTGTGCTCGGAGTTTCTTTAGTTTGTAAAGCTGTGTTAATCTCTATTTCACTAGCCCCCATTTCATTTAACCTGACTACCTTACCATCTATTTCAATTTGTAATTTGTCTAATATTCCTTGTTCAGCACCCGCCTTTTCTAACTCATTTATTTTTTTAGACAATTCACTAATACTAGTCTCTAGTTGATTGCGTTCAAGTATAACAGGTTTAGTCTCCACTTCTGTTTTAATACCAGCATCTCTAAGCACTATATTAGCCCTTTGTTCTGCTTCTGATTGAGAAAACCCTTGCTTAACCAATTGCTCTACTGTTTGTTTCTTAGATTCAATTGCATCAAATTCCTCAGCTACTTTCTTAGCTCTGTCAAGACCGGGCTTTATAGGCTTGCTAGGGTCTTGAACAACCTCTTTAATTTCGTACTCAGTAATTCTTTCTCTGATTGTTTTTTCAGGGGTTTTACCTTCTATAGCTAATTGCAAAGATGTTTTTAACTCTGTACCAATTTTATTTAAAACTTCACTAGGCGGCTTACCAGTTTCTTGTACAATCCTTTGAGCTTCGGTAGCAACCGTTCTTTTCATAAACTCTGCTTGTGTAGGAGTTAATGTCTTTAATAGTTTTAATCCTATAATAGTGCCAGCAGCATCAAAATAACCTTCATATGCTTGCTTCCTACCTTCTTCAGTGCTTAAATTAATAGGACTATCTTCAGTAAACCCAACTTGACCGTCTAATATTGGGGCTACTGTCCCAAGACCAACAACCTCTCCTGCAAACTCTAAAGCTCTGTCTGCTAAGGGCAACTTTGTGTATTTTCCAGTTACCGAACCAGCTAATCCAAGCCCACTAGTAAAGCTTCCTGTTACCGCACCTTTAACACCATGCTCTACCACCTCTAAAGCATCTACTTTTCCAGTTGATTCTATCTGATCTACAATACTTCGACCAGAGTCAAAAGCAGCGAACCCTCCAGCCCCACCTGTAATTCTTTCAATTGCATTTTTTACATGAACTCTTACTTGAGGTAAGGGCTTCTTAGTAAACCTAGCTATTTTATTAGCAATAATATCACCTGTCCTACCAACGGATTTTAAATTTTTAAGTTTCCCCCCACCTTTAAATAGTAAGGCATCAGCAGGCATTAACAATGAGAAACCACCAGCCGCTAATTGTTCAAACTTACTAGCTGAAAGAAGATTAGGATCTTTTTCTAAAATCTCCCTATAAAAACTAGGATCAGACTGTTGCTCTAATCCAAATATCCTAAACAAAGATCCTGTAATAGATTGTTCAAATGCATTGTCTATTATTTCACCGGGAAGTTTTAACTCTCCTCTTACTTTCTTATAAGCATCGAGATCGCTTAGTCCTTTTTTCTTTTCTTTAGCTACTTCTCTTTTAAAAAATTGTGTTTTTTCATATTTAGCAACATCTTTTCCGGTAGGAGTAAATGGCAAATTAAACTTTGCTCTTTCTTCTTCTGTTTTTTTAGAAGCGGCTTGAGTATCAACACCGTCAAAAGTAGGTTTTTTTTCAGTAGGGATTTCAGTGGTAGGTATACCCATTATAAATTTAGGTAGTGGCTTTGCCTTATTAGATATTTGCTCAACAGCATTAGGCCCAGAAGCATCTCTCATAATAGCTTTAGGATTATCTCTATACTCCTCAAGTCCTCGTATAAGTTTTTGTAAGTTAGTTTCTTGAGGTTGCTCTAGGATTGTTTCATCCGGATCAATTAAAACGCTTTTAGGGTCTATCTCAGAAGCCTTAGAAGAAACTTTTAATCTAAATGAATCATAGTCTCCTAAGTTAGGGACTTGATCTTGAGATAATTTATCGTATAAAGATTTACTTTTTAAAGGGTCTTGGAGATTATTATAAAAGTTATCTAAACTTCCAAAGTCATTGTTGTATTTTCCTGAGACAAATTTATAAAGTCCTTCTACCTGTTTTTGAGGCATAATTATATCCTACCAGTTCGGTATAGTTAAATCGTCACCTGTTTCAATATCTATAGGACTACCCATAATCATTGTTTCTCTCTGAGACTCAAAAGCTTCCTTTCTTTTTTGTAGTCTAGCTTTTTGTTCTGGAGTAAGCGGGGAGAGCATATTTGCCTTTCTCTTTCTTTCGCTTAACGCATCTGAGACATCTTTAATAGCTTTATTTATTTGAGCTAAAGACCTAGTACTACCTCCACCTTGTTTTGGTGCACCTGATATTGGGATAAGGTCATCTTCTTTTGTTTCGGTTGCCTTAGCCATAGCAATCTCTGAGTCTGTTGCATAAGCATACGCTCCAGTAGAGGGATTGTAAACTTGTTTCTGACTTGTAGACACACTAGTTCTTTCAGGAACAATAAGTCCTACTGCCTTTACTGGGTCTAACCTAGAAAGAGACATTATCTCATTTATTCTTGGGTTATTAGGGTTTTCTTTAGCCCAAGAATCTATTTCTTGTCTGGCAACCCTAGGTTTTTCTGCATCTATTCTGTCTTTAATTTTTTGAGTATATGATGGGTTATCTATAATAGATTGTTCTGATAGCATACCCTCTAAACTTATTGTTATCGCATAAGGATCGTTAGGGTTTTTTGTATATACTGAGTTTATCCTATCGGTAAATGCTTGTTCTTTTTTTTGTAAATCGACACCAACATCTCTTATTCTTGATATCTTAGAGGTTGCAAAAGCATTAGCCTGAGCTTCTTTTGGTAGAGATTTAAGGAGGTTTAACTCATTAGTATATTCTTTTTGTTTTCTAGATTCATCGTCAATTTCTTTTTGTCTAAGTAAAGCATCATTATATCTTCTTTCTTGAAGTTTTTGTTTATCAAGAGCCAATTTCTGTGCTTGATACTGACCTACATAATCTGGTAAGCGATCTAGAAAATCTGCAAGGGGTGTTTCGTATTGACCGGGAGCCATACGCTGTCTTCTACTGTATATTGATTTTACTCCGTTAGCCATTATTAACTAATCCTTATCCATCTACCTTCTCCCTGTGCTCCACCGGGGCCAACTCGCCTTCTGAATTGCCAGATTTGATCACCAAAAGAATATTCTGTATTTGGCATAGCGTTTGCAGGGGGATTCCAGTTAGGATCATTAGTAGGTACTGGTGTTGCAGCAAGCTGCTCTTCAGGGGTTAGTTCTGTAATACCAGAAACTTCTGCTCCTATATCGGTAGCTAATCGTTCTTTAATACTTTCTTGATAATCCTTTGCAGACTTTTCTCTAGCTTCACTTACTATATCAGATGAAGCTTGAGTTAAATCAAGTAAACTTTGTTGCTGTACCCCACTTTTTGAAAACCCCTGTTTAGCAGACAACGCAGTAGTACCAATTTTTCCCTGCTCTAAGTCTCCTCTAGTACTTCTTATAAGTGGGTTAACTTCTCCCCTATCAAAACCCTCATAATACTTAGAAGCATCATCGTCTATTCTCAATCCCATACTGGTCGCTATGTCTTGAACATTGGTATTATAACCAGCTGTATCTGACACTGATGGTGAAAACTGTCCTTGTTCAGAATCTTGAGTAGGGTCAAATCCTGTTGGAGGGGTATAGTATGAATAAGGATTTGGAGTGTTGGTAAAAGTACCCGAACCAAACCCACCAGCTCTTTCCATAATTGGGCCACCATTTTCATAATTAATAAGACCGCCACTCTCTCGATTTACAAACGCTGGAGCCTCTGTTCCAAGTGACTGATAGTACTTCTCAAGATTGCCCTGTAAAGTCGCACTCCTAGCAAGACTATCCTTTGATTCTTGTATAGATCTTAAAGCTTCAAGAACTGCGTTCTCTTGTCCTGCCGTATTTGAAGCTGGTAATGTATCTTGAAAAAATTGTTCAGTTTCTGAAATAGCGGTTCTTGCAACATTAGAAGGGTCAGCCTGAGGAATAGAAACACCGTAGTCAGTTAGTATAGACTTAACACCCGCAGTAGGGTCAAAGTCTAATGGCATTAAAGCTCCGTCTCCGTATGAAGCCCTACCTTCTGGTGTATTTAAATACTCTAATGTATCAGAGTATGCTTTACTAGAAGCAGCACTCTCTTCGGCCAAGTCAGAAAAATCATCTAAGGACGTGTCAAATTCAGGAATGGTAACATCTCCAGCAATTTCAGCACCAGCTGAAGCTGGCATTGATCCGGGGGTAATACCTGAGGAGTAACCAAGTAATCCGTCACGCAACTTTCCCTGAACCTTTCCATACATTCCACCACCGGGTGCTAATCCTGCTGTTAACCCAGCCTTTAATCCAGAGACACCAGCTCTTTCTAATATACCTTGGTTGTATTCCTCACTAGCTTCATCTATATCTTCAAAATCTTTTCCATAAAAAAACGTATCTGATGGTTGCTTAGATCTACGAGCTTTACCAGCCCCTAATCTTTCTCCAAAGCCTTTACCTAAGGCTGTTCCTCCACCAGCTGCTAAAGCCAGTAAGTAAGCAGGAGCTGCCGCAGGTACTAAAGAAGAAAGCAATAGTCCTCCTGCTATTCCACCAAGACTCCCGAATAAACTTCCCTTACCCTGTCTTTTAGCTTCTTTTTCTTGAGCTGATTCTAAGGCTTTAATTTCTTTAACGCCTTGCCTAGCTCTTGCAATTGCAGCATCCCCACCAGTCTGCATCATAGTCATCAAACTAGGGGAGCTCCCCATATAGTAACCAGTCATATTAGAGCTTGATCTTAAGGGAGGTGAACTAGAATAAGTGTTAGATTTCTTGTGCATGATGTAATTCCCTTGAATTTAAGAAAGTTTTTTGTAATAATAAATAGTTTAATTTCATTTTACATACTAGCAGTAACTATAACGTACCAGTCTGCTCCATTTTTTAAACAAACAGCAACATCTGCAGCTGTATTTAGCTCGAAGTCACTACCTCCGGTTAAAAATATATTGTCTTCGTTGTGTTTAATAGTGACTGTTCGACCACCATTTAACGCTCTCAGTATTAAAATCTGACCAGAAACCCCACCGTTAATAGTATCTAAGTCGTCATTTCCACTAGCTCCTTGAACATCTACTTCATGTAAGGAATGGGTTACGGTAATAGCACCACTTGCTATTTCTAAATTAGGGCCCTGTTCAAACACTAGATCTTTAGCGGTAACTTTTGTTTTAGTCCTACCAGAAACTTCTAAATTCCTATCCACAATCTGATCACCATTTGCAGACAAATAAGTTTTCCAAAGCTTACCAAATTTTTTACGATACAAAGCTAACAAAGAATTGCTTTTTTTATGTAGGGCAACCTGTCCATCTATCATACTGGCTGGAGAAGGAATACCATTGAACTCAACAGTACTTTGTTTAGTATTAATAACTTTACGAATATCTCTTTCAGTTAACGGCACTAACTCACTCTCTTATTTCTAATAACTCTATACTCTATACTCAAATCGTTAAATTCAAATATACCAGCACTACCAACGTCAAATTTTATTTGAATACTTTGGCACGACAATGGATTTGTAGCTGGCACTAGTTTGACAATATCCCATTGCCCTGATGTATCTACTAAATTACCAGTAAATGTACCACCCCCACCTCCTGAAAAAGATTGCTTACCATCAATAGCGTATTTAAAAGGTGTAGTCTCAGCACCATCTGATTTATAAGTTACATAAACTGCATACACTTTCTTAATAAGACCCGGCTCACCAAAATCAATATCCTTCGTCACAAACTCTTGTCCAGATGATGATTTACTGACTGGTAAAAACTTTTTAAAATCCACATCATTACTATTTTGCAATCCTAAAACTAAATTATTATTCCAGTCTGTAACAAAGTTTGTATATGTTTCACTGTCGTCAAATATATTGCTATGAAATATCCAGCCGTTACTATCAAAATCATATACCCAGCCTTGGTTAGAATTGGTAGTAGAGTCATTAGGACTTCTTAACATAATTAAAGAGTTGCTAATAGCATCGTATCCAATCATAACGTCTTTTACGTTTCCACTACCTCTATACCAAGACTGCCAATCCACATTGGTTGAGGTGTAAGAAGCACTGCTAGTCGCTATTTTCTTTTCAATTAAGTTCGTAGCTCTATTACCATCATAGATATAACAACCATCATCAGACACCCAAGCTATACCGTATTTAGTTTTTGTAACGCTAAAACTAAAATTAACACCTGCATATTTAATAGTATCCTCTAAATACCATCCTGCTGGGCTAGGACTTGCAATATTAATCACATGAACTAAATTATTTTTAAAAGCCAGTAGTCTATCAGCGTAAGACTCTAACGCTGTATACTCTCCATAGTCACCCTTAGAAACGTCAATAAAGTTATGCTCTAAGAATGTATCAAATTTATTAATCTCACTATACATCAACCTATCGCCATGTTTTTGAAGTTCTATGTTTTTACCTTTTAACTTCACATTAGCAATAAAGGTTCTTCTATTAGCAATAACAGAAGCCTTGTATATTTCATTTCGTCCACCAAATGCATTAAAGTGAACATCAGGACTGTATCCATTAATAGTGTCATAAGTGTCTATATTAGGAGTTGTGGCATTTCCTGTTGCGGGCCCTGTTACATAATAACCTTTACCACTCTGATAAGACCACCCAACATGATCTCCATCAAACGTCATCTTAATACCTTTAACGATATCTATATCAACCAATAAAGTTAAATCATTATCTGTATTAGCTAACCTTGTGTAAACCCTTGCCCCTACTAAACGGGCATTATAAGCTAAGTCTGCATACACAGATATTCTTAATGCCTTACCTCCAGCCGATGTATGGGTTCCAGCAGCTAAATTACTTCCATCGTCTCCATCTCCCATTTGAAATGGTAAAGACTCTTGATTGTTTTCATAAACAAAACTTTGATAAAATTCATAAGTACCCGCTTCCCAGTCCCCATCAGCAGTACCATCTGTAATACCAACATTAAAGCCCAACCCTCTTTCCAATATAGGACTATCTCCTTGTATACAAGCATGAGGGTCACTAGCAGATCCACTTGTGTGAACACCTGATCCATCTAGTATACCGCCATATCTTCTTTGGTAAGTAATAGTACCGCCTTGCCCGCCTGATCTTTTTGTACAAAACAATACTTCTTTTGGAAAAGTACCTAATGCTTCCCCAATAGTAATAATTTCTCCGTTGGAAGCCTGATCTAATCTCTCAACAGCACTGGTGTTTTCAAAAGATAATTGATCTACTCTTCTTACAGTTAAGTTGTCTATATCTCCATGATGCCCAGAAGTACTAGATGATAATTTAATAATTAAATAGCTTGTAGTACTGGTGGCTGTATAAGGAACTATTAATGTATTTCCGGCTGTGTCTAAAGCGTGTTCAATAGCACCACTTTGATTGTCTGTATTGAAATTAGTAGAATCAGAACCTAAAGAAATGCTAATATTAGAATTACCAGCTGCTAGTACATCAAAACTTACTTGATAAGTGGCTCCCACAACAGTAGTTAGCCTAAGAGATACAGAACCTTGATTTGCTGATCCGTTAGTTAATACTCCAGTATTAGAGCTCATTGCAAACGTGGCTGAGTCAAATGCTACAAAACCATCACTATCTACTAATGTAGCACTTCCATCTCCGTTATTGTCTTCAAAATCAAACAGACTGTCATTGTCATTTAGAGCTCCAGCAAAGAATGTTTTTTTAGCAGATGGCAACATATTTGATAGTTCACCTGTGTCAGCTCTAAACCTTAAAAGACTTGTACTATCTTTTTTACCTCTTGCTACCCCCCTGTTCTCACTATAAAAGTTAGTTGCTTGAGCAGGATCATGTTCATCTGCATTTAATGTAGTGTTACTCCCACCATTAACATTAGGAGAATTGATATAGGCATAAGTAAAAGAAGTCGCTAATTTAGGGGGAGCTAGTGTATTGGGATTTTCTTGCCAACCCGCAAAGCTTAAACCATATGTGCTTGCAAATTGTGTTCTTTGTATGTAACCAAACCACTTTATAAAACTTGTGTTTTCCTCATTAATATTACAAACTCGTAAAGATTCATCTACAAAGTGATATATGTACTGAGCATTATCTCCAGTTGCTGTAGGGTTAATCGCATTCTTGATCCACCCATCCGCACTTGCTGGACTTACACCCACATAGTCAGTCGTAGCGTTATTTGACCAAACGTCAATAGCATTATCCCCACTTTCGCCTACGTCACCTAAGGCACATAATTTATCTCCCGGTGCTCGTATAACTTCTATAATGGGCTTTGTAGTGCCAGCAGAATCCTCATCGGTTAAGATCTGTCCTTTTAAAGAATAATATACGTCACCAGTACTGCCTAAAGCTGTCCCATCAGTGTTAATTTCAGTCACTGTATAAACGCCATTATTGTCTGTAGTTCCAGATACTTTAATAGTATCGCCTACTTTAATTAGGTTTTGAACAGTAGAGTCGTCCGCAGTGTAAATAGTACTGTTTCCATTATCAGTACCACCTACTAACTTCATAAAGTTATTTGAAGGAGTTGGCATTATACCCTTGTTTTAACTTGGTAAGTCTGGTATATCTGCAGGAGTATCATCGCTACTAGCTACTCTATGAAAACTTATATTTCCATTACTAGTACCAAGGGCTAAGTCTGTACCGCTCTTAGTTTCTGTAATAGTTTGTTCAGAAGCTCCGCTATGATCTGATTCAAAGTAAAAAAACCCATAACCACCAGACCCTAATATATTAGCCGTTCTACTAACAATGTACTCTGTTAAATCCGTAGTTCCGTCAGAACCTTCTA